CGTTGAACGTCGACTACTCGTTGATCGAGGATGCGTACAAGGGGATGCCGGGCGAGTACCATGCCTTCGTCTACACCGACCACCTGACTCCCGAGGATCTCGTGCGGTTGCGCGATGACCTGGAATACGAGGTGCGAGAACGGCTCAACATCCCGTTCAACGCTGGCGCTCCCGGAAAGCGCTTCGAGGCCAGCATGGGACAGCTTCCGGGATACATGCTGCGAAGGTCCGAGAGAGCGATCCCTTGCGCGTAGCGTTCCTTCTGTCGAACTGCGGCGGGTCGCCTCTGACGATCGGGCTGGAGCGCGGACTGCGTGAGTTGGGGCACGAGGTCATCGAGTACGCTCCCGGCATCGGCGCCGATCTGATCCTCATCTTCAACCAATCGGCACACACCCAGAGCTACGTCTACCCGGCGCTGCCGCCGGCCGATGATCGGACGCCCTTCGCGTTCATCGATACTGCGGAGTACGGATGGACCAAGCGCGTCAAGGAGCCGGCGAGCAACTACTGGAATACGTTCGCCCCGGGCAGCATGGAGCATGACACGAAGAACGTGGAGCAACAGACGATCCTCCGCGGCTTCCTGGAAGGTAGATCGTTCCCATACTTCATCCGCGAGTTTCTGAACGCGTGGGACTACCCGGACGCGTACCATCCGATCGATTATCCCCTCTACGGTCCGAGCACGAACCATCGACAGCCGAACCGCGAGGAGTATCTGAGGCGCACCGTGGACGTGGCATGCCTCTGGGGCTGGTCGAACCCGTGGCGCGTGAACCTAACGGCCGAGCTTGAGCAGCATCTCGATGCGCGTAAGGACATCTATGTGATCGAGCGAGATGGGCCGCGGCTACCGCAGTTTGGCGGAGGCGGCTACTTTGACCGGCTATCGGCGGCACGGTGCTCGATCTCCTTCGACGGATACGGCTCGGGGTCGTTCCGGATGACGGAAGTGCTGGTGCGGACGCTGCTCATGCAGGGGTCGCTCGGGATCAGGACGCACGCTCCGTTGATGCACGGCGACACCTGCTGGGCGTACTGCGTCTGGGTGGATGGCGAGCACTACGTGCGGTCGAACCTCGTGGAGGAGATTCGGAACGCGTTGGCGGACCCGGAGGCTGCCTTCCGAATCTACGAGCGCGGGTATCACCACTGCATGAATCACCTGACGGAGCGGGCCACGGCCGCGTATGTTCTGTCCGTGGTGGAGGCGCATGATTGGACGCGGCCTACGGCTATCACCTGAGCGGAGGGGCGAACCGTTGCCCATGAGCGAGACGAGCCGGCATCGCGCGATCACGGCTCCCTACTGCACCGCGAACGGCATCGACATCGGATCTGGCGGCGATCCGGTAGTACCCCACGCCATCCAGATCGAACTCGCGAACCCATACGGCTGCCTCTTCGGGGACTTCGCGGGCGTCGAATGGCGCGGTGATGCGCTGAATCTACCGTTCAAGGACGGCGTCCTCGGTTTCGTCTACTCGTCGCATCTCCTGGAGGACTACGCGGATTGGTGGCCGCCGCTCATCGAATGGACGAGGGTCATCCAGGCGGGCGGGCATCTCGTGATCTTGCTTCCGGACCACGAACGGTGGCAGGCTGCACTCCGCCGCGGCCAGCCGCCGAACCTCGCGCATAAGCACGAGGGCCGCGTCGGGGAACTGTCGACCTACTGCGAGCGGCTTAGGCTGGAGCCGGTGATGGATCGCTACACAAGCCCCGACGATCCCACGGACTACTCGATCGTCTTCATCGCCCGGAAGCTGTGAGGTCCTGGTTCGAAGCGCCTCCGCTCGATCCCGACGAGCCGCCATCGCCGTGGGAAGAGGATGAACGCGACCGCTTCGCCGGCCTGATCGAGCACGCCAAGGTCGCCGGAGACGTATCGGCCGCGGCGGACTCCTCGACCTTCACCACCGCCGATCTAGAAGAACTGGAAACCCGCGCGCTGGAGCTGGCCCGCGTCGACCCGTCGCTCTTCATTCAGTACGTCTTCAAGTGGCCGCTCCAGCCGTGTCATATCGAATGGCAGGATCTCCTCAGCGACCACGATCGCGTCGTGCTTTGGGCGCCGATCGAGCACGGCAAGTCGAGCCAGGTCTCGGTCTCGCGGCCGCTGTTCGAGTTGGGTAGAAACCCGAACCTACGCATAGCGCTGATTTCTAACACGGAGGGCCAGGCGGCCAAGGCGCTCTCCGTCGTGAAGCAGCAGATCGAGTTGAACCCGCGGCTCACGCGCGTCTTCCCGAAGCTGAAGCGCGAATCCCGCTACGGCCGCCGAGCGCTCTGGCACGACACGGCGATCATCGTCCAGCGCGAGGACCTCGACAACAAGGACCCCTCCATTGCGGCGCTCGGCGTCAACTCCTCGATCATCATGGGATCACGCATCGACCTCGGCATCCTCGACGACATCAACGACTTGATGAACACGCGAACGCCCGTCTCGAGGCGCGGCACGGTGGAATGGTTCGACGGGCACGTAGAATCCCGTATGACCGCCGTTGGGCGTCTCTGGATGATCGGAACGGCGTGGCACCGGGAGGACTCCATGGAGGTCCTCGCGAAGCGTCCAGGCTGGACGTCGCGCCGCTACGATGGGTGGACCACGCTACTGTGGCCGGAGTACGTCAACATCGGCGGCAAGCTCTGCGGCTGGCCACGGGCGCGGCTTGAGCGGAAGCGGGAGACGATCCCGGTCCTGGAGTTCAACCGGCAATTCCGGAACCTGCCGATGTCGGAGGATGCGGAGATCTTCAACGCGGGCGCGATCGAATCCTGCTTCGACGGCGCGGACTGGGACCCGGAGCCGCGGCCGGACTGGCAGACCTATGTGGGCGTCGACCTGAACGTGAAGCGCGGCGAGACCTTCGACAAGACGTCCTTCTTCATCGGGCGGCTCGAGGGCGGGAAGAAGCTCGTGCAGCGGATCGTCGCTAAGAACATGAACCTCGACGAGATCATCTACTGGTTCCTCTGGATCGAGGCGCGTTACTCGCCGGTCCTCTTCCTCGTCGAGAACAACGCGGCGCAGGACTACATCGTGCAGTGGTTCAAGCCGGAGACGATCACGCGGACCTTCGAAGCGCGCGGCCAGGACCCAACGGAGTACCTCGCGAAGCTACCGCGGGTGAAAGGGTTCACGACGGGCGCGAACAAGATGGACCCGAGGCTCGGTATCTGGGGCATGACGATCGAGTTCGCGCAGCGGCGCTGGTCGATCCCGGACCACGAATTGACGCGGACGTGGAAAAGTGAAATGCTCTCCTTCGATCCTCACGCGCACACGGGAGATATCCTGATGTCGTCGTGGCTCTTCCATTCGGCGGTCTCGAAGTTCCGGCCGCGGCGGATCCGAAGCTCTTCGATCTCCAGCGGAGAACAGTGATGGACCCGAAGACCGGAGAGGTCACGGCGTTCCAGACGCGCGCCGAACTTCAAGCCGAGCAGTCTGCCCGCCGCGTCAAGGGACTGGGACCGCTCATCGAGCTGGGCCAGTTGCCCAAGCCATCGTGTAGGAAGTGCTTCGGCACGGGCATTTCCGGTCGCAACGTGACGACTGGCGATGTCGTGCCTTGTCCGTGCACGCGACGCCGTAGGTCTCGCTGATGGCACGCAAGCGCGCGACTCCTGTCACCGACGAAGTGGCCGCGCTTCCGCCGGCCGCTCCGCGTCGGCGCCGCGAGCCGAAGATCCGTCGCCACAAGTCCGCGAGCATCTCCTCGGGTCCGCTCATCGAGCAGGGCGGCGGCACGTCGCAGCAGATCCCGGTCGAAGTCATCCAGAAGATGCAGCATGAGATCGTCGCGCCGCCCTTGGGCGACCGATCCTTCGAGGACTTCGCTAAGCTCCTCCTGGATTCGACGGACTACGCGTCATGCGTCTACCAGATCGCCACCGACACGGCCGGACTCGGCTGGCATCTCGATCCCGTGGATCAAGACACCGAGATGGCGGACGCGGAGATCGACGTGGCGACGATCTTCTTCCAGAACCCTAATCCCTACGCGACGATCGGCCAGCTCGTGAAGTGCGCGATCATCGACTACCTCGTGCTGGGCAACGCGTGGATCGAAGTCCTCCGGCAGAACAACGAGCCGGGCGGACTGCCGTCCGGGATGGTGCATGCGCCGGGTATCGCGATGCGGCTGCGCTCGAATCTCCATGGCTTCGTGATGCTCGGAAAAGATCAAGCGATGCACCGCTTCTTCCGAGCGCTCTTCTCGGATCCGGCAGAGCCTAGCTCGCTAGATCCGCAGACCGGCGTGGTCCTGAACGAGATGATCTACTTTCGGAACTACCACCCGGCGAGTCCGTGGTACGGCGTGCCGAAGATCGTGCCGGCCATGCGCGCGATCAAGGGCACAACCATGTCGATCGATCGGAACATACGGTACTTCACGAATCGCGCCTTCCCCGAGTACGTCATCACGCTCGAAGGCCAGACCGACAATGTGCCGGACAAGGAACTCGAAGCGCTCGAAGAGGACATCAAGGAGCACTTCCGGAACCTGATCAAGGGCGACGACTATAAGACGTTCTTCTCGACGTTGCCGACTGGGATCACGCTGAAGCTCGAACGGCTGGCGGCACCTTTCGACGACGAGACGCTTCGTCAATACCGCATCGACAACCGGGATGAGATCGTGCGCTCGCAGGGCATGATGCCGAACCGTATCGGGATCATCGAGTCCGGCAACCTCGGCGGCGGCACGGGCGAATCCCAGATCGAGATTTACAAGACGTCCACGGTGAAGCCGCTTCAGGAGATGGTCGAGCGGGCGTTCAACGCGATCCTTCACTCGGATCGGCCGCTCGGCTTCGGGCTGAAGACGGTGCAGTTCAAGTTCGACGAGATCGATTCGATCGACGAGGCGCGCGAGGCGCAGATCACGAACACGATCGGGTCCATCGGCGCGCTCACGATCAACGAGCTCCGCGCCTACGCGACGCAGTTCCTGAAGCTGCATCTCGATCCGCTCGACGAGCCGTGGGCGGACCTGCCGATTCAACTCGTCGTGCCGCAGCTCGCGGAGTTCTTCCCGCCGCTCGACTCATCGCTCCAGCAGGAGGCCGGGATCACGCCGGGCATCACGCCTCTCGGGACGCCGGCCATCGCGCCGCAGGTTCGGTCGATCGTTCAGCCTACGGTGGCGGTGGACAAGGCGTACCGCCGGTTCCGTGCGCGTCAGGAGGCCGAGGCGGCCAAGGTCGCGGCCGTACCTCTCGCGACGAATGGCTCGTAGCCGGCTCACGAACGAATCCGCGCAACGGCTCCGGGCGCCGCGCGAGCGGGCTCTCCGGAAGAAGATCCACGACCCGGCCGTCACGCTTCGGAACGAGTTCGGCCGCTTCCTCGCGGACCGGGATCTCCTCGACGACATGGCCAGGGAGGCGGCGCAGCGGGACGTGGCCTCAGGCAACGGCAAGGCTCTCCACGTCCTCGGAGTGAAGCGCGCCGACCCGGTCCCTGAAGAGGTAGACCACCTGGTCGAGCGTGCGCTGGCGAGGTCGAAGGGTCTCTTCACGAAGCTTGAGCTGGATCTGGAGG